CTTTGCCCTTTGCTTGCATCTGACCAATAGCAAGAGTTAGTCGGTCAATACCTTCAGCACCAAGAGAAAGCCCTGAAGCGGCGTTACCAATAGCAGTAAGCATTGGTAGGACTTGTGAGGCTTCGAATCCGAAAGCCATAAGTTTCTTTGCTCCTGCTTGAACTTGTGGAAGTTCAAAAGGAGTCTTAGCGGCAAAGTCTTGTAACTCTTTTACAAACTGAGTCGCCTTTTCGGCAGAACCCATCATCTTTGTAAAAGCAATCATTGACTGTTGATAGTCCGAAGCGGCTTTAACGCCAGCCATAGCAAGTCCACCAAGAGCAACACCAGCGGCGATTGCACTTCGTTTTAAATACTTCATACCTACTGAAGTTTTTCCAACAGAAGTATTTAATCCATTAAGAGAATCTGAAGCCCTTTGAGCGGAAGAAACAAACTGACCTGTATCAAGAGAGACTTTACCTCTTACATTATAGTCAGCCATACATCACCTCCGATTTGCTTTTTCTTGTTCCCAAACTCGAACTTGCTCTAACGCCTCCCACTCGGCCAATTCAATTGCAGAGATAGGATTATGGGAAGGACTGCCGTTAAGTAACTCATCGACAGTCCTACCCAATCTCTGTGCTAGTTCAAAGACGAATCTTCGATAGCCGTTTCGGACGAATCTTTTCCCAAATCGTTTGAAGTTTCTGCTAAGAAACCTGAAAGGCGCATACCGACAGTTGCGAGGCTGTCTAGTGCGTTAGCAGACTTCGAGAGTAACGCTGTTCGGTCCTCAGGAGTGAAAATCTTTTCTCCTGTATCAGCATCGAACGCTGTTGAAATAACAATTTCAGGATAAACCATTTGTAGGTTCATACCTTTTTCGTCTTGGGCTAAATCCAAGATACGAGTGCGCTCTGCGCCCGTCATACCTCGTACTTCAATCGAGATATTCCACTCTTTAACTTTTACAAGTTCTTTAGGAATATCATTGCTATTTAAAATCTGGTCTCTTAAGGACACGATTACTCTCTTTCGATTAGGGTCTCTAGGACTCGGTTATTGGGGTTATTAAGTTTTTTTATTAAGCGTAAGTGCCGCGTGTGATTGCGCCAGTTACTTGGAACTCTGCTGAGAAAGCAACAATGTCGCCTACTCCACCACTAACTTCGTATGAAGTTAGAAATGCTGTTCCTGTGTACTTAACTTGACCTGCTGTTGTTCCTTCAGGTCCATATACAAATGCGCTCGCTGTTTCATGTCCGACAAGTCCTGAAAGGTAGCCATCGAATGTTGCATCAAATGAACCTTCTATTGAAATTGTTGAATCTGAGAAACCAACTACATAAGACTTTGATGAGGAGCCGAAAGAAGTGGTTTCCAAAGTTTCGATAGAGCGTGGCATTGTTACTGAGTTCAGCGCGCTGCTGATATCACGAACAACTGCGCCGCTATCGGCAATCGTGAACTGCGAGTTTTTACCGTGGCGAAATGTTGGCATTTTATCTCCTTGCGAATCCAACGGTGATGGTTGCTGAGCCTGATGACCCAGCAAATGCAGATACAATCGTACGAAGGTATCTGTTTACTGTCGTTCCAGCGGCTACTTCAATTCTTTCTGAAGTAGTTGTTGCTGAAGTTGTTGCTGTAAATACAATTAAGTCAGCCCATGTTGAGTTATTTGCTGAGTGTTGTATTTTTATTGTTGCCGCACCATTACGAGTATTAGCCGTAACATGCAGATGCCCAACTCCTCCATTTGCAGAAGATGCTGAGTTATCAACGCTAGTGTTATTTACGGTTGCAGTAACAGACTGTTGAGCGGCTAGTAATACGCCTCCATCTAATCCACCAACTGTTCCGCTTGCTTGTGCTTCAGCAGAAATAGTTACCATATCGGCAACTGCTGAACTTATTTCGTAAGAAGTTTCATCGGTATTAATTAATTTTGCTCGGCGACCTATTGCCGCGCCTTCGCTACCGACTGTAATAATCTTTTTAGTTGCAGACGCAACAGAAGTTGCTAAGACTTCATCTACGCCTGAAACATCTCCAGCCCATAGTCCTTCAAGACTAACTGTGCCGTCTTTCATTCCAACAGCATAAGTTTTATTTGCTGAACCGAAAGTTGTAGTTTCAACCGCCTCAGCCATAGCGCTTGTGGATACGGAGTTGAAGTAAGTGCTTAAATCAAAGTTATCAAATAGTACGACTGTATTTTTACCATGGCGAAATGTAGGCATTATTTATCCTCGCTTATAATTGTTTCGGCTTCGGGAGTTGAGGAAACAATTGCTTCGGCTTCTTCAACACTAATGCCGTCAGATAAGTCAATAACAGTTACAGGTTTTTCTTCGACTACTGCTTCGACTTTCTTTGGTGACTTACTAGCATCTTCAATCAAACCATCTTCAAGAAGCCATTTAATTGCATCGCCGGGCAAGTCAGAAACAATCTCGCCTGCTTCAACACGCTTGTTAGGCGGATAATCAATTCCAACCATTGCTCGATACTGGGCCATACTGCCTCCTTTGGACAGATAAGAACCCCAATACCACTTGGTCACTAGGACTCGACAACGGCTGGGGTCTCTAAGGACTCGGTTAATTAAAGAGTATCACTCAGTTTGCTTTTTCTTTAACTGACGCTCGGCTCTTTCTTGTTGAACCATAGTTAAAGTTAAGAAGTAACCGATACCGTCAATGGCATTATCTATTTTCTGTCCGTGGACTTCTCTAGCAATCTTTACTCCAACCATGCAAAGAGCCACCTGTTCGGCTGATACAGGAAATCCTAAAATTGCTTCCCATATCTTTCCTGCTCTTGTGAAGTCATCTAAAGGATGACCGTAATCGTTTTGTCTATCGCCGCTTACTAATCGAACGGCATAGTCGGCAATATCTTGTGGTGTGTTCATAGGATTTGTAGGTCCGCTACTTTCTTCTCGGGATAAGTTGCGAAGGTCAGGACTCCTGGTTCGCTGTGTTCGCCTGTTGTTAGTCTGAACCATTCCGAACCTCCGTCTAGTGCTGGCGCTTGAAGCCAATGAACGCTTCCCCAATCGGCTTGTCTTAAATGATGATAATGACCAGTTACTAAAATGTCGCACTCGCCTATTGGTTGGCGGCCTAAAGACATTTTACTTAACCAAGTTTTTAATTTTAATTCAGCAGTAGAACCTGAACGAGCAGTATGGCCGTGAGTAAGACCAAGAATCCAACCAGCCGTTTCAACTGTAAGAGATAAATGGTCAGGCGCCATAATGACCTCAATATGACCGTACGCTTCTTGATTGAAGGCGAGGACATCTTTAACTTGGTCAATAACCGCAAGGTCGTCATTGTCTGCAAGTGTGGTGAATGCTTTTCCATTTGAACTTCTATTCTCTCCGTGATTTCCACCCACGGCTATTAATCGAACTTTATCAAAGTGTGGGGACCAAACACGGATTGCTTCAAGGAGTAATGTTCGAACGGCATTAACTTGTCCTCGTCTATCTAAGTCCACTCCAAAGGTTTGCATTTCATAATGCCCCAAACAGCCTTCTACGCTATCTCCAGTCCATATTATTTGGAGTGTGCCTAAAGGTCGCTTTAGTCTTTTTAACTCGGCTACGCGGCTCAGAACGGCTTCTATGGCACTTAAAACTCGTTGTGCTGTGGCTTCTGTTCCACCGCCTTCAGGCTTGCCTAATTGCCAATCTGCAAGAACGACATTGAAGACTCCTTCTCCATAAATAATTTCTACCTTCTTGCGTTTATGGTTTTTAATTTCTTCTTTTAACTTATCTAAGTTGTAGTCCGTTTTAGAGTCTTGTATCCGAACTACTTTGCCTTTCCATTGACGATTAAGTGCGCCAAGTGGGTCGCCCCAAACATTGAATAAAACTGGTTCAACTACTGCAAAGTAGTCTGGGTCCAATCCCCACATTCGAAGAACGCCTGTCCAATCAGGAGCAATCTCGCCTTCCATTGGCAAAGTAGTTACTTCACCTTCATCCCCTTTCCATTCAATTCCGGGGACCCATTGAGCCTTGCGGTCTCTTTTAGGTGGTTCGTGTTCTTCTTTCTCTGCTTGACCAACGAGTGCTTTAACTCGTTCTTCAAAACTCACTTAGCGCACCTGCAACCACCAGCACGATGGCGGCGCATTGTTGCTTCACTCATTTTGTAGCCTTCAGATTCACATAGCCGAACTAAATCGACATGGCGGATTCTTTTATCTGCGAGCGCCTTTTTTAAAAGTTCTGATTCTTCTTTAGGGATAGAACAAAGCATTTGTCCTACAAAACATTCTTGCCCTATAAACAATCTTGGGTTATTTACGAGCGCAGATAAACCTTCTTTAAAGGTGTTGGTTGACTGCTTTGCAACGCGAGCATTTGAGCGAGTATGGGACGGTGAGATATTCTGCGAGGATTCGTCCACATCGCCAACACTTGGGGAATTCGTCACGATTAGAGCCCCTTCCGTATGGGTCTTTGACTTGCTCGCTCATCGTTATCTTTCTACATACGCTTGAAAATTAACTGCGATGCGAGGTCGGTCTTTGTCGTCCAATCCTAGGGGAATAAAGGCTCCTAAGGAAGCGACACGCAAGACTTTCGTTGAGGAAATCGTTACATCCGTTAAGTCTGCTAACAGGTCTCTAATTGTCTTTGCTTTATCTCTTGCGGTTGGGTAATCATCTCGAGAACCTCTTACTAATACTTGAATGCGAGGCATATCTACATCGTAAGGATTACCACCAAAAGATTCTCTTGGAGCCATTCCTTCGTATTCGTAAATAGTTACACAAGCGTCTGGAGTATCTGGCATCTTACCTAAAAAAATACTTACCCCAAGAGTTCCTTGAGAAGCGTGAGCGCCAAAAGCACCAGCAGTATTTTGTAAGTAATCGCCCAAGGCTTCAATTATCACCGCAACAGTCCTTTCGTTTCTCTTTCTATTTTATCAGCAATACGACCAGCAATACCATTCACTTGACGAGTAAGTGGGTCCTCTAAGTATTTTGCTTTACCGTGAGGGTGATTTGCTGAAAGGTTTTCGTGAACATAAATAGAGTATTCCGTAGCCGAGCCACCATAGGTGAGTTCGACATACACTTCGTTGCCTCTTTCAAATACTCCTGTTTCAGGACGAATCCGACCTGAGGCTTTTAAAGCACCTGTATCGACAGGCACTTCATCTTGAGAGGCGGCAAACGCCTCTTGCGCTTCGTTCCTTAAAGCACGAGCCGCAACTTTTACTCCTGCTGGTCCTGAAGCGGCTAACGCTTTTTGGATTCTTTCTAGGTCAGGAAAATAAATCTCCATTACATACCATAATAAACAACTGTGTGATGAGTTGTGGCAGAGGTATCGTTCTTTGAATCTATTTTTACTATGACTGGACTTGCACCACTCGGCAAAGTTATTTTATGTCCAAGGGTAAGAGTTGAGTAATCACCAGCAAGAATTGCTCTGCCAGCAGAAACAATATCTTGACCCTCGGCATTTTTTATCAAAACAACATCATCTATTAACCGAGCACGAACACTTATATTTGTCGCACTAAAAGTTTTCTTTCCGTACTTATCATTAGAAGCAGTTGCATTGAAGACGACTGTATCGGGCATCATTTCTAAAAAGTTAGCAGAATCAAAACCTGTTGTGCCTGACCATGTTGGCATTACTGAAGACTCGTTTCAGCGGTAGTAGAACGAGGGTTATCCATTTGTCCTAAGAAGGCATCTGTGTTGTAAGTCGTAACCTCTCTATCGGCAGTTGATTTAAGAGCATCTGCATTAGCAACCCAAGAAACTGTGTAACGACGATGGCGGTTAGCACGAATTGTTTTAGCGAGTTCTTTAAAGTTCTGAGATTGAGATGAAAAGGTTTCATTTAGAGATAAGTCGCCAACAGACTTTGAGTAATCTGCCTTACCTGTGAACTTAGCGGCTAACACATCTGCCGCATTAGCGGCTGCATCATAAACATCAGGCCACTCAGTTAGAAGCCAAGCGATTTCCTCATCGCTCATTAATTGACGAGTTGTATCCACATCCTGAATAAGGAAGCGAACTTTATCGCGGTCAGCGGTGGCAGGTCCTACATAAGTCCAAGTCATACTCTTATGTTACACGCCCGGGCTGGCTTCATCCTCAGACACTAGGTTGGCTTTAATTTCTTCAAGGATGGCTTCTCGGTAATTAGACCGTTCAAAAGCCTCGTATCGACTTTCTAGAGAGCCTTGCGGTTTGTCCGAAAATGGAGAAATAGTTAAATTGTTACTTAAACTAAGTAATGTTGGAGTCGAAGAAAACCTCATTAAATTAATTGAATCCTCGGTTGAAAACTTAACATAAAATAAAGGTTCATTTTTTGTGAAAGTTATTTTACCTTTTTCTTTAAAAGTAATTATTTCAGCCTCAATACTTCTAAACCATTTACCAATATCGTATATTCCGCCTACGAAAGTCCCTTGCCTCATATAACTAGATTTTTCAAAATAAGGTGAGGATACTTGAACCTTCAAAGATTTTTCGGCAAACATAATTGTTGAAAAACATAAATTAAAAATGTTAGTTTCTATTAATTGAGGAGCCCTCTTGTAATAAATCTCTTTATTATTAGAAGCGCTAGCAAAACCTTTTTTATAACTTACATAAAAATCCTCGGTAAGATTGAAAGAATATGTGTTACTAAAAAAATCTCTTACCGCTGGACACCCTAAAAAATTAACTTTGGCTTCGGTAGAGCGTAATCCTTGAAGATGAGAATATACTTTTGTAACTTTGAGGGCAGAAGAATAATATACATTAATCATAAATACTCTTTTTTTGTTCTAAACTTACCTCTGTATCCATTAACAAAAGTGGACCTTACTAAACTACTTACTCGATTAATGTCTTGTCGTTCTTCGTTCCCTCCAATTTTCATTTTGTAAGATTCTCTCTTGAAAGGAATAATTTGGGCAATTGGAGTCCCAGCAGGAACAGTTCCAATAAATCCTTCATCTACTAAAAAGGGGAATTGAACCGGTACTGTGTATTTGTCTGTATCTACCACTCCTTCTAAAATTCTTATTCCACATGCAGGTTGATGCATTGGAGGTATAAATAAACAAGAATAACCTTTTGGAGTTTTGATACCCCAAGGGTTTCTAAGTTTAGGCGCCCCGCTTTGTAAGAATAAATTCTTATAATTTACTAATTGATGAGGTCCGTGAATTTGAATATGTTCTCCGCTATCCCAACCCCAATAATAAGAAGCAATTCCATTTTCATCTCTTTGAACTACTAAATCAGTAAAAGTTTTAATAATGTAACCTGAGGTAATTGCGTCAAACACAGGCATACATCTTTTAATAGTTTGGTTATCGGCAATCTCTTTATCATCTTTGGCGTTTTCGGTACCAGTTACCATTTCTTTATACCAAGCAGGTATAGATTTATTAGCGGAGACAGGAAAATAAGGCTCTGTAATGAAAGTGCTATCATGTTGCAAAGTAAAAATAATTTCTACCATTACCCGACCTCGTTTCTTTTTATTTGTTTAGTTATTATTTGATTCAACCCTCGTTTATTAAACTTATCATATAAATAAAGTAAAGTTTTTTTGGGCTCGTACAATTTATATTTTATACAACCCCAAGACAGTTCTTCAAGTTCTTTGGTCATATAAAATCGTTTTAATTGAACAGGCTCGTCGGTTTCAAATCTTACATAGGCTATCGGGTCGTTCCGTTTAAATGAAACAGTATTAACATTTGGATTAAGTTGAGTTGCACCTTCTATTGGTCTAAACCATTGCCCAATATCCATAGAACCTCCAATGTAATAACCGTCAACTATTGGTTTGTGATAATATGCTGGCATTGAAGTCATAACTAAAGGTTCTTCTGACCAAAATATCCAATTGCCACGGATTGCAAAAGTATGAGCCTCTATAACTGATGGTTGTTTGATGGCTACAAACTTCATATTTTCGTGATTATTACTAATTGGAATAACACCCAATTCAGTATCTAATCCAAAAGTAACATCAAAAGGAATTCTTAAAACAAATGTATTTTTTACACTAGCAAGAAAAGCGTGGCATTGGAACCAATTATCTCCATTTGTCTCTTTATTGCGCCGAGGTAATAAATCTGTTAATAATGAGTCGGGTTCTTCATACATTAATTGAATAGAAGGGTATTGCTCTGTTGGAAAAAAGGGAGACCAATAGACAGTTTTCATTATTTATAACTTTTTGTTTGACGCATAAAACGACTATAAAATCCATCCAAGTAACTATCTCGTAGAGTCATTAACATAGAATACTTTTCGAGATTACTAGGTATTACCTTATTAATCCATTTCTTTCTTTCAAAAGGTAGGACCTGTGCTATTGGAGTTCCTTTTGGAATGATTCCTTGAAATCCTTCTTTTATAAAAAAGGGGATATTTCCAGCGACACTAAAATATCCGCTATCAATAATTCCTGATGTGGTTACAAATGGCAAGTCGTTTCTATTAAAAGGATGTGTTACTAAAACAGAATCTTTCTTTGAAGTTTTAATCCCCCATGAAGCCGACCAAGCAAACATTATTGGATAAGTACCCAAAGGGTTAGGCATACCAAATCCTTGAGAAGAAACATCATTTATATCTCCTCGTTTTTCAACAACTGAAAATTGAAGAGTTTGATTTGAAAATACATCTACATCTCCCGTAATTGATTGAGTCACTTCTATATCCGCTGTTGTTAAAAGTAAGTATCCACTTATCATTGCGTCTCGAAAAGGAACACAAGTTTTTAAATCTTTTTGACCCAAAGCCCTGATAGGCTTATCTGAATTATTTACATATCGCGGTAGTTTTTTATACCATTCAGGAATGGCTTCTGAAGCAGGAATTGGATTGCTTTTCACCGCCTCGACATATTTATCGAAAGGTTGAAAAGTTATTTTTTTAAAAGAAAAAAGACCCATAATGAAATCTTATGGGTCTTAATCTTTTTGAGCAACTCTTTATAGAGTGTTACCTCTTATTTATAGGTCATCTACTTCAGTTTCGCCTTCAGGGAAGATATACCCTTCAGGACGGAGATGAGCATTACTTTTTAAAAGGTTTGAATCAATTGGATACTTCTTACCATTTACCGTTTTTTCTTTAATTTTCATTTCTTCAGGCCATTGACCAATCCGCTTTAAATAAGTTTCTAAGTCTGGAAGAATAAATCCTGATTCTTCGGAATGCTCTGTCCAGATATCATCATCTTTATGAAGAATAATTACATCTGTATCGTTAGTTTCAACATAACGAGTTGTTCCCCATTGTTCGTGAAGGGCGGTAATTGTTTCTGTGTCGTCAGTATCAACAACAACATGGTTTACAACTTGCCCTAATTCATTAATAAGAGCAACATTTTTAATTGGACTCATCATATCTCCTATTGCCACCAAGTAAGAATAACTGCGCCAGGCGCACCAATTGAGTTCGTACCACCACCAGTACCTTCAGCGCCTGTTGAGGTTGTTAAATCTGTTGAAATTCCTCCGACACCGAAAGAACCGCGAATTGGAGTAGCAGAAGTTGAACCTCCAGCAAGTGTTCCGAGAAGTGGAGTAGCCATACCAGCAGTACCAGCAGGTGTTCCTCCGCCTCCATTACCAGCACCAGTAGTTGCCCAACTACCATCTTGATACATCATCAAACTGGTAGGTCCACTAGCCCCAGTTCCACCAGTTGCCTGAAGAACGCTTGCAGTTGTTGTTCCGCCAGAGCCTCCAACGTTGTTGCTAGTGACTGCGATATTTCCACTTCCCTGAGGATTACTAGAACCCCCACTGATATTACGATTATTTTCATTAACGGTCGTTGATGCTCCTGCCGCTCTAGCACCTGCCGCGCCGCAAGTAATAGTCAGGTTTGAAGTCAGATAAAGTTGTGTCGCACAAAGACCGCCAGAGCCTCCAGCGGCTGATGAATTGTTAACTGTATTAGCGTTAGCATTTGAAATTGCAACAGTTTGATTATTACCAAAATAACTGCTCCAGTTGATATTAATAGTGCCTGTACCATAAGTATATAAAGCGCCGCCGCCTCCACCGCCACCAATAACTTGAATGTTTACAAGCAGGGGTTTAGCAGCACCGTAACCATCAGGCAAAGTAAATGTTCCTGATGTAGTGAACTTCTGATACTTAGGCTGGAGTCCGCCACCACCACCTGAAGGGATTGAACTTGTAGGCATTAGACGCTCTCAATTCCGCTAATGTGGAATGAAACGGAAGTTGCGCTCGCTCCACCTGTGATTAGTTTGGTAGTTCCAAGAACTTGCTTCATATCAATCACTTGAGTTGTGTTAGCAGCCAATGCCGCTGTTGTTGCAATAGCAATAGAGTCAAACGCCATTGTGAATGTTTGAGCAGAAGATGAGTTATTAGCAACAACAACGCTTGTAACAATAGCGGTTGTTGAAGCAGGGACTGTGTATAGAGTCGTTCCTACGGTAGTAGTAGCGTTGCCTCTAAACAAGGCTACTGGTGAATTAACTGGCATTTCGTCCTCTTTCTCCTATGGCTATTCTGCCATAAACATTTTACTTTTTAGTTAGATTGCCTGCATTATGACGAGCATTTCGCCTGAACCAATATCACCTGTAACTGCAAGCGTGCCACCAGCAGTAGGCAATACAAGTGTTCCACCAGCCGATGAAGCCGCCTGAAGAACAGTTTGTCCTGTCGAGGCTCCAGCAATCGTAATAGAACTTGAAAAGGTTTTATTAGAAAGAGTCTCTGTTCCTGTTACTAAAGAAACTGTTCCTGAAGCGTTAGGTAAGGTGATTGTATTATCTGCTGTTGGGTCCACGACAGTAAGAAGTGTTTCAAAGTTATCACTTGTTGAACCTTCAAAGAAAAGACCTGTCGAGCCGATAGTCTTATTTGTAAGAGTATAAGTTCCTGTTGTTGTTAAAGCGTTTGTATCGATGTAGGTCTGAACATCGTTGGCGAGGTTTGCTAAGTCTAAAGGAATGTTGATTGCGTCCGTTGAAGCAGGGTAGCGCAACCCACCTGATGTTGTTGGCATTTATGCCTCCTAAACGATTTCCACGCCAAAGGCGTTGAATGAAAGACTACCAGATGTCGAATAAACTCTTAGAATATCCGCGGCATCCATGGTAATACCTAGAGCAAGTTCTGTGGTTGAGTTGCCGTTTATAGCAACCTCTCGAGCCACATATTGAGCCAAAGTATCAGCGGCACCATTTTGTGCTACCGACACTCGAAATGTAGTTGCGGTTGAACCTGTATTGCAAACGACCACGGAGTTTATAATAGCAAAAGTTGCGGAAGGAACAGTATAAAGAGAAGTAAGAGTCGCCGCTGTTGGCGCAGACTGTCCTAGGACTTTATAGGTTAATGCCATATTGGTAACTCCTAGTCAATAACGGATTTGGTTTATTAGCCGCAGTACGAAGTCTATCAGCCCAATCACGAAGTTGGTTTGTAAACTCGGCGACCGCCAACAAACCATAATTAGCAAAATTACTAGCAATCTGAGCGTTTGTGGCTAAGGTTCTTTCTAGGGCGCCGTAGTCAGTTCCTTGGATTGTTCTTTGGCGACTTAGTAGGACATCTGTTAGTCCAGTAAAGGAATAAACATCAGTAGTTGTTAAAGCGTTACCAATGTTACCAATCAGAGTTCCTACTTGAGCATAAGTCCAAGTGAAAGTGGCGGCTGCTAAGGCGCCATAGTTTGCATGAGCCGCTGCTACATTTTGATAACTGCCATATTTAGCCGCAAGTGTGTTGTATCCAGTCCGAGATACCACTCCGAGGTCAGTCGTCTCTCTAAGGTCGGTTGTAGTGGCTGTGTAGGCGTTCAGACGAGTCATACGGTCATAAATTAATTGGATACGAGCATTAGTTAAATTAAGGCTTGGAGTAACTACACTTGCATAAGTTCCAAAAGTCGAGGTAAGGCTCGCATAGGTATCAAGGTAAAGATAGAGCCATTGATAGGTCGAAGGGATTGGAAGCGTTGAGGTAGTTGGAACAGTAGCGGCGGCGTAATAAGTTTCTTGAGTTTCTGTTCTTGTTTTAAGTGGGGGCCATAATTGGTAAGCAACAGGCTGAATATACTCAACAAGTGCTTGGTCGGTTCTAAGGTCTGAGATATCAACAGAGGCACCAAGAGAGGAAGGTAGTTGGATTAAATAAGTTCTTCCACCTTCAAAAGATTCCTCAAAAAGATAGTTATAGTTTAAAGGAGAAACATCAGGGTCGTTTGTTACAGGGACTTGGACACTAAAAGAACCGCCTGCTAAGTCGGTTGTAAGAACTGTCGGAATAATAATTCTATCTGCGGCAGCATCGATAAGAACTTGGGAAGGATAAATCTTTACCTGTCCAAGTATTGGTTCGCCTTGGAAATCTAAATACTGTCCAGTTAAAGTTATGAGAGTTATATTGCCCGGTAATGCCATTACCTATCTCCCCACCAACACGCGATTATTGTAATTACGACAAGACCAATAACCATTTGAATAGGCGTTAATCCAAACATTTAGAACGCCCTTGAAGGATAGAGAATTCCGTTATCTCCAATGTTACCAATAGAGGTTATGTAAGAATTAACTAATGTTCTAGCGTTATTTGAGTTCGTGATAGCAGTTGAAAGACCTGATTGTAATGTTGCTAGGAAAGTTTCTACTGCGGCGGCTTTGCCTTCTACGACAGTTAAACGGTTTTCGTAAGAAGTAAATTCAGCACCGTCAATATAGAGTGCGCCAGTTCCATCGTTGGCTACGGCTGGAGAAACATCTGCAAGGTCCACAGTTGCAACTGCGGATGGCAGAAGAATATCAAATGAGCGACCACCAACAAATGCTTCTTCTACAAAGTAAGTGAAATCTACTGGAGAGGCATCGGCATCGTCTGTTGCTACGAGTTGCTGAGAAAAGGCTCCGTTAGCATCTAGCGTTACAACGATTGTGCTATTCACGAGAATTACATTTGAGGTAACATTTCTTAAAACGGCTCGCGGAGTGAACTTAACTTGTCCAGCAATAGCAACACCACTAATATCAATGTATGTTCCTGTAACTGTTACAAGACTTAAATTACCCGGAATTGCCATTCGTTAGTCCTTATGCGCCTTGTCGTAGAACATTAACTATTTGTGTGCCTGATGAGGTAATTCCATACAACGCCTCGTTTGCATCCAAATGAATATCAAAGTGTTCATCAGGGTCAATGATGTGTCCAAAACTTGTTGTAGTAACTCCTGCGCCACCGATAAAGACTTCTGTTGAGCCGCCTTTGGCAGATTGAATCATTACATTCATTCCATCACGACTGCTATTGGCTTGTGCTAAAAGAGTTGCTGTTGTGCCTACTGTTACTCGTCCATGTAGAACGGCCATTGTTATCTCCTTAGACTAGAAAGGGCGACTATTTCTAGCCGCCCTCCTAGTTTATTCTGTGTCTGAGTCTTTTAAGACCTTAGACTTGGTTTCTTTTTTAATTTCTTCTTCATAAACAAAAGTAATGTAGCGTGAGCCTTCAAGTGATTTAGCATTACGCCATCCACTTACATCGACAATTGTTCCTGATAGCAGTTCTTTACCGTCCACGGTAAGCGTCTTGAGGATTTTTGCTTTCATCTTACGCCGTTGTATCAATCCAGCAGTATGAGAAGGTCGCTTCCGCTTGGTCAATCGCCGAACCTGTTGGGTTGTAGAGATAGATGGATACTGTATCTGCTGCTGTTACTGCGGCTCCAACAAAGAGTATATCGTCGTTGAGTGCAGGTGGATTTACAATAATGATGTCAGTTGTAGCCGCACCAGTTAGTGTAAAGGTTGTTGCTGATTTTGTTGTTGCTGCTAATGAAGCAGGGTCGATTGCTACTGTGCCGAACTCAATACCGTAAACAGTATCGTTGTCGCCAATTTGTAGTGCGCCGACTGCCGCTTCACCGCGAGTAAGTCTATTTACCTGTGGCATTTATTTTCCTTTTCTAAGAAAAGAAGGGAGAGCCATTTACGACTCCCCCCTCTTTATTGACTTAATTAAGCGACGATTGTATTCCAGAAGTAACCGAGGTCTGAACCGATTACCTTGTTGTCGAAAGCCATTTCAGCCTCAACGCGAGTCGCCTTGATTGACTCCATACGGAATGATGAAGTTCCGATGTTTGCACCAAGACCACCTGATACGCCAGTCCAGTTGAATGTGTATCCAGCAGAAGGAGTTAGAACTCCTGGGTTTGTAGCAACATGGCAAAGAAGTGCGCCCTTGCCGTAAGCAAAGCCATACGCACCAGAAGCACCTTCCTTGTTAGTAGCCTTTACTGCCTTTGCAACCATAACGCGAGGAATGTCGAACATTGCTGCCAACATATCGGTTGTGATTGTTTGTGAAGATGTGTACTTGATACGGTCAACTAGGTCAGGGTGGTTCTTTAACTGACGGAATGTTTCGTATCCAAGAACAAGAGTGTTTGCTTCCTGTCCTGTGTTTGAAAGAATCTCAGACTTTCCAGCCTCGATGTCGTTGATTGGGTCTGAAGATGAATAATCTGACCATTGCTTTGTCTCTCCTGATGAAGGAGTTCCAGCAACGCCAGTTACATCGTCTGCCCATACACCTGTGGTGAAGAAGTCAGAAACGAACTGAAGTTCCTTGCGAAGTAGCAAGCGGTGTGTTACGAACTCTGAAGCCTCACGAAGTGGGTTCAATGGTGCATCTGAGTTAGCAAGTGTTTGGTCGCCTACATCTTTATGGAATGCCCATACATCAGCGGCGTATGTGCCTGTGGTTAGGTTGTAACCTGAACCTGCTGACTCTGTGGCATCTGCGCGGCGTTGTGCCTCATCGCGGAACCAGTCGTTCTTTGTGTAAACAAAGTACTTGTCTGATTTCTTATCGACAGGAATTACTGGGAAAACTTTATCGGCGATAAAGTTCTCTTGGCGTTGCATGTAAGCAACAGAAATGTTTGTGAGAATCGCATCAATATGCGAATCGGTTAATGTTGGTTGTGGCATTTAGATTCGGCTCCTTAGTTCGCTCGAGTTGGGTTAGCGCAGTTGATAACTGCGGCAACGATGTCGCCATCAGCGGCTGGTGCCTCAAGATAAACGCCGAGAACATACTTAGTGGTGTCTGAAACAGCAAGTGTTGCAGCCTTACCAGCAGAAGAAGTTCCGAAGTTTAGTGCAGTTCCAAGTGTTGCGGCCGCAGAGGCTACAATCTTTGTTCCGCCTACGATTGTTACAGATGCTTCTGCACCTGATGTTGGATTGTTTTGTAGAACTCCGATAGGGACATCGGTAGCGGCTGCTGCTGCTACAACCTGTCCTGATGAGTTCAACTTAACAAATGTATATTGCTTAGTTGATAAATCCGCACCAGCAACGAAGGTTGCTCTTACGGAATAGTTATTGATTTCGTATGCCATTTTTTACTTAGCACCCTTCTCGGTGAGGTATTGCTTATAAAGGTCTGTGTTAGCAAGAGCAACATCAGCCATAGCGGTTTCCATAGTTGGAGCAACGCCTGACTCAACTGCGGCCTTTGCTAAAGCAGTTAGACGGTCATAAGCATCTGTGGCAGATGAATCGACTGACTTACCAATTTCAGCAAACAGGTTTGAGGTTTTTGCTTGAGTATTGACTGCATCAAGAATGCTTTCAATTCCCTTTGTTAGTTCTTCGTCAATCTGTGATAGACGACGAAGTGCTGGACCAACTTTTTCCGCATCCAACGGAAGGTTGTTCCAATTCTTTGCTTTAGCGATTGCATCAGAATCTGCTCTGGCATCGCGTTCTTTCTGCAGAAGTGCAACGGCTTCATCAGCACGAGCCTTTTCGAAAGCAACTGCTTTCTCAACTGCTTCTAGTTCTGCTGATTTCTTCATTGGCTTTTTCATTTTCTTTTGTTCTTCTGCTTCATCTTCCATTTTCTTCATGCGCTTCTTGTAATCTTCATCTGACTCGTCATCTTCTTGCATGAAAGGATTCTTTCCTTTTGCTTTAACAAGTTCTGCTTCGAGTTCAGCGATACGAGCGTCTTTGTCTTCTGCTGGTGACTCAGTTGCTGGTGCTTCGGCTACTACGGCCTCTGCAACAACTGCATCCTCAGTTACAACTGTGCTTTCATCGGACACTGAGTCCTCCTTTGTGATTGGTGTTTCAGTAAGTGAGTCGATTACCGCTTCGATTTCTTCAGCGTTAGCAGATTTCATTACAAGCCAACCTTCAGAAAGGTGTGCTGGATGGTCCACTCCGCTCGTTTCATCAACAGCAAGGCGTACCATTTTCTTTGCCTTAGCCATTTATCCTCCTTGACTGTTGGGGGTATAACATTTGCATAATTGAATACGCAAACCCATTTAGTCGGTAGAAAAAGAGTAACACATGGTTCATAATTTTTAGGCGCAACGCCACAAAAGAAAAGACACCCAACGATTTCTGTTGGGTGTCTGTTTCTAGCAATCTTCCCCTATTGCTAGGGACGAACTTACTTTGTTAGAGAAGAAGTGGCAATACCTAGTCGGACTTGGGCTCGTACTTCCATCAAGATAGTGCCTAGCCAGTTTCTACCACTACGCATTAAAGGGTCTTCGATAATATAAGTTGAGCCGTCAGGCTTTGTTCCTAATAAATCTACTCCCCACACTTTATCGTTCCAAAAGGTGCCTTCCTGAAGGTAGGCATTTCCAGTTCCCAAAAGAGCATCAGTTAGCATTGGTGTAGAAAGGAACTTTTCAGCCACGATAGTTTTCATAACATTATATTTGATTTCTTCCCAATCGTGTCGAATAGTAGGAGCAGTTCGTCCTAGAGTCTTTGCCTCCTGAGGGTCTGTTGAGCGATTAATCCGTAGATACAAGTCCTCATCTACTTCATAAACTTTCTGAGCGGCGTATGCGTGTTCAGAAGTTGCCCACACCCTTCCATAAACTTTGAAAGGTGAATAATAAAAGTTTGAAAGGAATGAGTGAGGATTATTTGTTCCTAAATCATCAAACCAATCAATCAGCACATCGGGGTTCTTATTCAGAACTCCTTCGTAAGTAAATCCTGTCGTTTCTAAAACTTTAGCCATTGTTATCTCCTTGGGTCGTTGTTAAGAACATCGGTAGCAAACGCAGTATCAGGTCGCTTGCTTTGCATCAGAAGGATTAACTTCTTAAGTGTTTCAAGTTGTTCATCTTCAAGTCCTAATGCCCAACCTTCTTCATCGGTCTTGTCTGAAGTAAATACAACATGACCCATAATTACATCTTGAATCATAAACTCTTTCATAAATAAAAAAGTTCCGTCAAGATTAGGTAAGACATTATTTTTTAACTTGCCTTCTTCATCGAGCCACATAGTTACGCCTAATGAAGCAAGATGAACGGCTTCAACAATATCTGTTCCGATAAAGTCATAACATTTCTTTACCAGTTCTTCTTTTCCAAACTCAATAACTGAAATCTCACCTTTAAGACTTAGTTCTTGAATAGGGTCGGCGACATCATTAATCTGAGTTAAACCTTTAACTGCGAGCGCTTTCATTACGCCACCTCAGCAGAGGCGAGATTCTTAATCTCTTGGTCAATGAACTTGAGTGTTTGCTCGTAGGTTTCAAAGCCAATTTCTTCTTGAATAACCATAACTAAGCCGTGAATAGTTAAATGGAATTCTTCAATCTTATCTTTAGAATCGGCATCGTGGGGATTGAATTCAGGAACTTCATTACGAAGTTTTCTGATAGCGGTAATTGCATCTTGAATTGATGGTCGTATTGCTTGAGTCATACTTTCCTCCTTGGGAGTAGTGGTGCTTGCAGGAGTAAGTATCACGCCATAACAGGCGTTAAGAGAACTTCATTAAGTGGTTATTTTTTATTCCGTACAGAATTCGTGCTGATTTGTACAGTTAAATAGACATCCAGCCTTCGTAAGTTGCGTTTGGGTTATCTTTCAACCACTGCTCTCGCAATTTGTTTTGGTACTTCCAGTCAATATCCGTATTTCTTTCTTGAGGATTATTTGACTGGTCCTCCTGTAATCCACGCATCACAAGTCCTTGATGAAGCGCATTTGAAATCGAAGGCTTCGCAATAACCCAACTTGCCAGCGTTGATAACATCCCAAGAGTTTTCACTTCTTTCATCGCCAGTTGCTAATCCTTCTTTAATACATTCCAACATTTCAGGTGTTCGAATAAAAGCGGCACAATTACCACAAAGAGATTTCTTTGCTTGTTCAATACTAACATCCCAGCGTTTAGCCTTTGCGTTCCAAAACTCTGTGTTGGCTTCTTCAGGGTTAAGCGGTCCGTAGGCGGCAGACTTAATTGCCTTTTCTCGATTTTTAAGATTAGCGGCTACATTTTTTGTAGCAGTAGGACATTCTGCTTTTGTGATTCGGCGGTGCAGAAGTATTTCCATTAACCGCCAACTCCCATTCTTCTATTGAGTTCTTGAAAAGCCGCTTGTGCTCCTGTTCCAAGTATCTTAGCGGCGCTATCGATTATTCGAGTTGCTTCTGTTCTATACGCTTGAGCCCTAGGAGTGTTCTTTCCTGTTCTAACATCTAAAGGCATAGATTGTTTGTGGTTATACATTTCAACCGCAAGTCCATCTACTTTTTTATCATCGGCAGGACTTAATCCACCAGCACCAGCACCGCCACCTTTCTTTCCGTGGCTTGCTTGATTATGACTTCCGTGTTTAATAACTTCTTCCATAGTTATGCTCCTTCAGGTAAATCAACTAACATTCTTTCAGCCTTACCGCCAATAGAATACCCAGTTAGTTTGCCTTTCTTAACTAATTCCCACGCCCAAGGTTCCCATTGAACTCCCATAAATACAGTTCCAGTTGGATAAGTAACGGCTTCTGTTGTGCCATCTACTTTTGTAACAGGAACGGTTACAGGGTAAGGCCAAGTCATAGTTTCTAGCCATTCGCCAGCAACAACATCTTTGTTATGTTGAAGTCGGATTCGGCGGTCCCCTTTTTTAACATAATTCCATAAAGCGTTTTGCAATTCTTCTGTATCTGTCCACTCATTATGAGCATCAGCGGTATCGGGAATGTACCAAGGACCTAAAGTAAATCTTTTCTCGTCAGCCTTAAATACTGTTTCTATCTCTCCGTAAGACTTTGCTAAGTCATATTGCCTAAATAATTTATCTACCCAAGTCTTCGCTGCATCCCCACCCCAAGCAGCGTACGCAACCCGACCAGGAGACGGATACCCGGTCTGACCAACTTTATAACCTTGTCCTTCTCTATCAACTTCGTGACGAGCAAGAAATGATTTCATACGGGCGAGAGTATCTCTTGATACTCCCTCTCCATTGGCTAGTTGAGATGCGCGAGTGCGACCTACGCTTGTGAAGTTTGCTCCAGCGTGTCCTTCTTTTATCCAAGCGAGCGCACGCTTTGCTTCTTCTTGTACTGCTTTAGGCGGCACAAAAGTATCGGGTGTAGATTTTTCTTTACTAATAAGTTCTCTAATCTTTTCAATGAGTGAGGCAGATTCTTCTACTTCTACTTTATCGCTTTCTATTTCTATTTCTTTAGGACGAACAACAATCATGTAGCCGCCTATGTCGAGCATTTGTAATACATCAGCAAACTTATATCCATTATCAATACCTGTTTGGATAATCCCTTTTACTGGACCAAGGGAACGGTTCTCTGATTTGATAAGAGTTTCTAATTCAGTTTCTACTGAATCAATTACCAACGCCTCGCTCCACTTTCCACAAGAACAATCACACTCTTGTCCTGCTTTTAAGATTTCTTCCATAATGCTGTGGTGAACAAATAGTTGAGCCTCGCTAGGAGTATCTGTTTGTTTGTGCAACATATCGTGTTGCGTTATTAGCGTATCCACACTCTTGCTTAGAGTTGGTTTCTTTACTCGAACTCGACCCATACCAGTAGGAACATGAACATCACTAACTGTTGGTCCTTCTTTTTCTGTTGCATCAGGAACATTGGCATACAAGGCTCGTTGGTGTTTTAAAGCATCTTGACGGTTCTTATGGCAACCAACAGTTTCTCCACCTTCATCAACTACAGCAAAGCCATCGCAGTCGGCGGCATTAGTTTCTATTGTGTATGGCATAGGATTATTCTTTCATAAGACAGGCGGTTGGAAGGCTAGTAACGCTTTACTTATAACATCTTCTTTTGAAAGACCTGCTCTCTGTGGGTCCAAGCCAACTTCTTTTGCATCTTTAATCTCTAACCCTCTTAGAGTTACTGAATCCTTTAGAAACCGTCTAGTCCGAGCGCCGTCAAAGATAGAAATTATTTCTTCATCTTCTTGGCGTAGGTACATTCCTACGATTTTATTCTTTCCTCGTTCAAGAAGAAAGGGACCGTAAGCAATTACGCCTTCATCTGGTCCACCCCATATAGGAGGATTGAGTATTAAATCTTTCATGGGTTCAAATCGTACGCTGATAATCTAAGAACATCTTCTAACTCTCTGCCATCAAACCACATAATCATTCCACTCTCTCTTAATTTAGCAAGAGTTTTTTCGCGGATTGAACCAGCCAAATAAATAGCCTCGACATTGTTAAAATCAACATTTTGAGAAAACATTACTTCTCCAGAACCTCTAGCAAGTTTAAGTTCTTCTATGTAATCAACAGCATCAATTCGTCCAGTTTTTGAAGAAGCACCCATATAAAAGCCGCCAACATTTGGGTTCTTAACTCCGTAAGAATCGTCAGAATAGGCAAACCAATCTGTTCGCTTCAACAAATCGTCTGACTTATACACGATTGTATTTCTGCCTCCACCTTTAGTCATGTCTGCTGCTTTTTTGGGAGAGAAAAATACATAATCAGCGCCACCTGTTCTTATGTCTTTACCTTCACTTAAACCGAAACCTGTTATACCACCATTGTATCGTTCAGTAGTTGCTTGTAATCTACCGCTTTTAATTAAGCCAACAATGTAATCACTTTGTTCATCTGTGCCTCTGTAACGAATAACTGAGTTATTAAAATCGTGTAGTAAATGCGTCTTACCTGTTTCTTTTATAATTGCCTTAGTAACTTTATCTGGCATAACGAAACGCAATCTACCTGTGCTATCTATCTCAGTAGTTATTTCACTTAGACTAAATCCGTATTTCTTTTCTAAGGCTTTTAATCGTGATTTCCGTAGAGCGTTAGTCGCCTTCTTATCTTCTTGGTGGAACAGAGCAAGGATTTGGTTATCTCTTAAAAGGTCAATGTCTGCTTGTGAGGGTAGGCGGTTAGCAGTAATACCTAAATCTTTCATTACTTCTTGTATTTGAGCAGGAGTTGCTTTGCCCGGAATCATAACTTTTATTTGTCCATCTAAAGCAAACCCATCATCAACGCTACTTATAACTCGAACGGCTACTCCGTTAGGATAATATCTTGTGTAAGTTGTTCCTTGACGACCGATGAATTCAAAGTCGCCTGAGTTACCTAGTCCATCATCGAAAGTCTGGAATTTAAGTACGCCATTTCTTTTCTTATCTAAAACGGCTACTCGTTCTTTACTCCACTCGCCATTATCTCGCGCCACGCTTCGTTCTATCTTTTGTAACAATAATGTTTTAGATACATCTGTTGCTTTGAATCTTAATTCTGTATGTGGGCTTCCGTTAAAGATAACTCGTTCTGCATGAACATTAAGTCCTTCAATTTCTCCAGCATCGTATTGAAACGCAGTTCCTTTACCGTTATCTGCAAAAGCAGAGGTAACAGCATTTTCAGGCGTCCGTAGGTTAGCAATAGGAATAGTTGGAAGTAATGGCATTGGAATATCAATAACAGGTGGAGCAATCTTTGCTGGTGGCATAAAAGATTGAGCAAGTGATGAGTCAGGTTCAAGTAATGAGATAGAACAACGGCACATAATATGAGCAGGTGGGTTGAATACTCCGTTAGGAAAAGATTCATTCCATACAGTTGATTTACCATTCATCGGCATACAAATATCACAAGTGCGTTCATCGGTAGAAGTACTCCACCGTTTCATAGACTTAGGGTGCGCCCAACCTTGTTCAACGGCTTGAGTAAATCCTAAATACCTTCCGTGATTTTCTGCCATAAGTATTTCGTGACGAGCAATCATATTGGCTCTGTACTTAATCATTTTTTTGTATTGGCGCTCGCCCATAGCAAGTCGCTGAGCCGCAGTTATCTTTCCTGCTCTCACCTGTTCATCTAAGTTATCTATGAACTTTCCAAAACTAATTGCTTGTCGGTCATTTAAACCAATCACACTTCTTAATTTTCTAGCGGTATCGTAAACAGTTACATTCTGAGTAAAGGCTTCTGAAACAGTTTGGCGAATAATGCTTCTTGTTGTATCCGTTACCGCTGTTACTAACTGAGCAGATTGATTAGTTGCCCACTCAATACTTCTTGGGTCTGTAAAGTCGAAGCGACCTTTAAATCCAACTTTAGGAAAGCCACCGCCAATGTTGTCTTGTATTACTTGACCAAAGGTAGAAGCGGTTTGATTAATCATTTGAGCAGAAGAATCCCAAGGGAAGGCATCTACAACTCGTTCTATATTCTTTGCATCTAACGCCTCACGAACAGCATTAGACATCGCCGCCGCTTGTAAATCCGAATCATGCGTTTGAAGTATTCGTCTTACTTCTCGCTCGGCTGGAGTTAGTGGAATTGGGTCGGGGCGTGGTTCATCTCTCCTTGCTTTATTAACAAGAAGCATTTAATCCACCAAGTTCTCCGCAGGAGGCAAAGATGCCTGTTCTCTTAGATAAGCCTCTAGGTTTTCATCTGGCATTAATACTCCAGCGGCGGTGAGTTTCTGTACATAATCAGCAAGTTCACCCAAGTCCACACTAGATACTTGACCATAAGTTAAGTAAGGCATTAATTCAGAATTCATAGAATTGAGTTTAATAAGACGAGGAATTGCATACTGGTTAAATACTTCTGCAATTGATTTAGCAATAGCATCAATACTCATTGTCCATAGGTCCATCTTTTGTGAGCCTAGAGAGAACGAACCAACTCGCTCATGTCCAAGAAGGATAAAGTCAGTTAGAACCGACATTGATATTCTTTGGTCATAACGAGAAATTACTTTGTCTGTATCAAATTGGCGAGTGCCGCCTGAAGAAAGTAGTTCAAGAGAGAACATTTCATTGTTGTTCTCGTCATACATCTTAGGAAAAATTACGCCTTCTTGTTCATTACGCTTAATGTTTTGAACGATACTTGTAATCTCTGCTAAGACGGCTTGCTGTGCCGCTGAGGCACCACTCGATAAATACTCAGGTGGAACTTTGGCAACAGGAAGTCCTGCTAAATCTCTTTCTATGCCAATTGCTTCAATTTCTTCGATACGGCGCTTGTAATACCAAGGACGGAAACAGTTACGAAGTAATGAACGACCTTCAGGATTGTTTTTATTTACAGTTGTACGGAATAGCAAACCTTTTTCAATAGGGATTTCTCTAAAGCCGCCACCAGTTGGGTCAATTTGACGGAAGCCTTGGATACCGCCTTCTTGGTCCATCATCCAGTTATTCAAAGTTTCTTGAGCACGAATTGGGAACTTACGCCAACCAATCTTTCCGTCTTTGTATTTTGATTTACGCTTAGGGTCGTCAACATCTCCACCACGAACTTTGTAAACAATCTCATGGAATGAGAATCCATAAACAAGCATTGAAAGTATTGAAGCAAGTGTTTGGTCAAACGAGTCGCTCATATCTTCTAAACATTGGTCAACGAACTCTGCTATTTCTTTTGCTTCATCAGAATCATCGTAAGGGTCAATTCTCCAATCAAGACGGAGAGTTACTTTTTCAATTGCATAAAGGATTGAACCGATAACTGGGTCGTTGTCTGCCATCTCTCGATAGACAAGAAGTCCTCTGCGACCACGAAGTTGATTTAAAAATTCCTCAGTAATGAAACCGCCACTACGGCGCAGACCAGTAGTACCTAATTCATTTAAGTCAGGCTTTGCCATGGGGTTTCCTAATCGTTCGATTTAGTCATTTTAGAGATTAAGGATAACGCCTCGTCCGAAGAAAACCCACCCTCGAGAAGCGATTTATAGATTTCATGTAATCTAATCGCTGATACAACGAGGGGGGTCAGTTCCTCTGAATGAGTTATTGGTTCCATATTACGAAAGGATAACATTCCCTTCGTAATTAAGTTTCTTAAAAAGGAGGAATGTCGTCTGATGGCGTGGTTGCCCAACCGCCACCTGTAACAGTTACTCCATTACTCCAAGGATTATCTTCTTTACTTGCTACTTTCTGATAAGGATAGCGGTCCACTTTTGCTACCGCTCTTGCTAATGAAACGGCTACCTTTGTAGCAGTTACTTCCATTCGAGAACGCTTCTCTCCTGTTTTCTTATCTTCCCAAGAGGTTGTGTAAGCCTTTCCAAAGACAATTACTTCATCGCCTTTACCGATTGAGTCGGCTACATATTCGGCTTGTTTATCCCAAACAATAATGTTCCAGAAAGTTGGGTTCTTTGAATCCCAATTACCTTCAGGTGTTTTAAATCTTTCAGAGGTTCCAACAGAGAACTTTGCTACTGCTTTACCTTGTGGTGTGAACTTAAGTTCAACATCGGCAGTTAGATTGCCAACGATAGTTACTGGTACGGACATTTGTTTCCTTTTCTTCTAGCGAGATAGTGCCGAAGCACGATTAGGGTAAGAATTGAGAAAAAGCCTTCATTAATTTATAAGGTTCAATCTCATCTCTTTTTTGTATTTGTTTTCTTTCTTTTTCATCTGTGCCGCCCCATATACCTTCAACATCTGTGCCGATTGCATAAGTGCGACAAGCCGACTGTACAGGGCAGGTCCGACAAAGTCCTTTAGCGATTTCCGTAATCTTTATAAAGTTGTTATTTCGTTCAGGGAAGAACAATTCGGGGTCGGTTATGGCGCAAGGCTCAAAACCAGTTGTTGGTGGATAAGGCGGTGGTGATGAATTCACAAATTGCGTCCGAGCCACATAACAAAGATAAGGGCTAGTGGAACTAATATCAAAACTGGAGAGAAGTAACCTAATCCGTTCTCAAGATACGAATACATTGAGCCAACAGCAGTTCCCAATTTTTATTTCCAAAGAAAAGTCATTAATACCAACCCAAGATAAACTCCAACTACACCTGCGATTCCGGCGGCGGTTGGTGGTGCTGGGATTGGAAACTTTAATAATGTAAAGACTGAACCAACTGCAATACCTGTAACAAGGCTAAGAATTATCGCCTTCATTTTCAACTCCTTGGTCTAAGTGATGTTGTATCGCACCAGTATCAATGGCGTGTTGCAACATTCCGCTCTTTCGCCAGATTGGTAAATCGGGCTCGGAGTGAGTACTAAACCAGTAATTGCCTTCACTGTCTATCCACTCACTTACCAGTATCCAAGTAGTACACATCGCACCTTCTTTGTCAAGAAGGGTCGCAAGACCTTGAACAGCATGATTTACGGCATCCATTTTTGCTTCTGCGTCATCAGACATAGCGACCCCTCTCGTTAGATAAGAGTAACTTAATAATTAACTTTTTTGTCGCTTATGCCTTGTATCAATAATGTCACAAACCACACACTCTTGGTCGCCATAAAGCCACTCTCCACACTTGCAACGATAGACTTTTGAATCAGCCATTATTAGGTTTTAATGTTTCCGATATTGCCATCATTACACCTACAACAAAAGGTTGCATTTCTGAAGGTTCTACTTGAGTGGCTAGGAAGTTAATGTGTTTGCTAACAGACTTAAGAGCGGCTTCTGCTTCTTCAATATACGAAATCTGCACAGTAGGAGGCAAGTCTTCAAAATGAGGAAGTCCATCTTTGCCAGCGTATTCATAAATAGAGCGAGCAACATCTTGAACAATAAATGGAATAGCCATGAATTTATTTTACAGCCTTTTTCTTTATAATCGGTTTCTTTTGAGTATGAAAAGTAAATGGCGGTGCGGTGTATGGGTCTATCTCTGAAGCAATTTGTAATGCGGTTGGAATGTCTGCTTTTGCTTTAAGTGCTCCTATTGCTAAAGATGAACCCGAACCAATTCCATAAATACCAGCGGCATCAAGACAAACGGATAAATCATCACTTATTTCAAAGACTTCACCCTCAATAGATACCAAGAAAGCAAACTTAGTTTCATCATCTTCAGCATCCCATTTGTACTCGTTCTCTTTAAAACTCTTTTTCAGAGAGGGGATAACTACTGAAATCATAAAGTGGTAAAGGTCTTTCTTGTCCATAACAGTAGGGATAGGCGGTTCCCAAATATGTTGAACAATGTCGCAAGCGGCTACTTCGCCACTTCCAGCAATCATGTATGGACCAGTATTAGTTACTTTAACCATTTTAGGGTGGTTATATTTTCTTTCAGCAGTAACAAGAGAATCAGAACCCATAACTACGCCATCGGCGAATTGGACAGCAACGATTGTGGTCATGCTTGGAAGTCTAAAAGACAAACCTTAAAAACACCAAGAACGACTCCATAATTCAAAAAACTAAACCTTAGTTTAATACCAGCCGTTGCGTTCTTTGAACGATTTTGCCTTACATGGGGAGCCGTATCTGTGTTCGATATAGCCAAGTCCCCACTCAATTTGTTTTACTGGGTCTTTAAGAAAGTTAATCTTTTCAGCAGTTGTGTGGTTTGGCATATTGCGCTGAGGGATTCCGTGGTCCTTAGTTGGAGAAACGGCTTTGTAGTTCCAAGCAGATTCTTTACCCCATACCCAGTTAAGACATTTCCACTCTTTCTTGTTTGTCCAGCCATAGTCAGCAAGTTTCTTCTTTGCTACAAGGCGAGCCTCTTGAGGGTTGAGTGGAGTCGGCTCAACTTTCTTTACTACAACAGGAGCCGTTACTACGACTTGTTCTTGATTAAAGTAGCCGCCAATTCCGATTCCGATAACTGCGGCAAGGACTGAGATAACAATTTGATTTTCATATTTAGTGAGTTTCACCGTTCACCAATCGACGGAGTTCTTCCATGCTCGCTTGTTGGGTCACAAATCGGAGCGTGTAAGTGCCTTCGGTTGAAGGTCTTTTGCTTTCGCTAATGGCTTTAGCAATTGCGGTCTATCTTTTTACAACTCTAAAAGTCTAGCAGTCGTATTAAAGGATAGAGGAATCTTCCAACCGATAATCGCCAATTTCAACTACCTGATGTCCGTGAGCCATCTCTTGTGCTTTGTGTATGGCATAAGCAAATGAGCGCATTTCATTAAATGGTAATTGATAACGAGTTAGCGTGTCTCGTACTGATTCGAGAGCCAAATGCCCTCCTTCAGTTTTTAATACCGCAACAATTGTCTGTGTGTCGTTATCATAAGCGGCACTAGCAACTTGTGTATGGGTTTTGAGAATGCGTTGTAATGTTTCCACTCCACTTAAAAAATCAAGTGATGGAACGGCGGTCGTAGCATACAAGGTCATAGTTAGCCTCCTTGGAACATAATGCTAACACGGTTTGGAAACTATGGTTTAGAAACTATCGGCGTGTCGGTTTATGTCCTTCGGGTCTGTGTTCAAGCATCATCTCGTTGAGCGCAACATAATCTAACTTCTCATCAAAGTACTTAGTCCCATCGCCAGTAGATTGAACGCTTAAGCCTGACTCAAGAAGAAAGTCTTTATAAGGAGCGGTTCCGTGATAATCTTTCATAAACTCAACTATGGCTTTGTAAGACTCTTCGGTGTTCTCTAGCCATAATGCTACATTCCAAGTTTCTCGGTTCTTCCACCCATTGAAAGTCATTTGCTGAATGCTTTCAATAACTCTTTATCTCTTACACAGTCAGAACAAGGTCCTTGTTCCATATTTAAGCAATAGCAACAATAGTCTTCTGTCTGTGGTCCCCAACCATTCAATAAAAAATGAGTGGCTTTATCTCCACAAAGAGAACATAATTTTTTCTTTTGCCCCATAATGTTTCTCCTATCCTCGATTGAACGCTGGCGTAAAAATTGGCTCGACAGTTGTAGTAGGCAAACAGTTCTTTGCCCATTCTTCAGCCGATTGCTTATCTTCAAAGACTCCATACAAAACATCTTTACCTTCTTCAGGCAAAGGAGTTCTTGTTACCCAGCCTTCTACTCTCATTCCATCGATATCCATACAATCGCTCCATTCCCTTGAGGTGTTTTTCTTCTTTTGCCTGAATCCATAATCCAGCCATCGTTCATAAGTCCGTTTCGGATTGAAGAAGCGGATTGATGAAGCCAGCCAGTTAAGTCTTCGATTTCGTGGTCGCACAGTCCTACATCGCCAGCGGCTCGAATCAAGTCAAATACCGTCTTGCGCTTCGTTCCTGTGCGGGGTAAAAGGCGCTGAGCGGCGATTTGAGAGGTGTTTGGACTTCTCCTGCCTAATCGGACCGTATTTCGCTCAATAGGCGCTCTATTCGCCTTATACGCCTTACAACAGGCACAATGCTGAATCTCTACTGGTGGTGTGAAATCTAGTTCATCCATAATGTTTCCTCCTTGGGTTGAGGGATTATTTTTTTATCGTTGGTCCGTAAACTTCTCGTCTTCGGATTGGAACAACTGTTCCGTTGCAGTCTGTACAGACTCGTCCTAGAGCCGTCAGACTTGTTGGCTTCAATAAATTACAACCTTCGCAGATTGTTTGAATGACTTCCATTGGTGTCGGTAGTGGAGAGCATTCTTTTACGATTGCTGACTCCACCACCGTTACTCCTTCTTCGCCATTCAAAAGAGCCAAGAGGTCGTCATAAAGAAAACCTGAAGGTGGCATTTCAATATCAAAGCCCAACTCCTTCATCTTCTCAGGTCTCATTGAAAACTTAAGAAAGACGGTTGCTCGATATTGTTGCTCCATGATTATCCTTTAGGAGTTACAAGTACAAGGATGCGCTCGCCTTCAATCGAGCAACTAACTTTCCTATCGTTTCGCTTGGCGGCTTGCCAAAGTCTTGAACGCAAAGATGAAATCTCTGTCGCAGTAGCAGGCTTCTCAATATAAGTCGTACCGAGAGTAGTTACGATTTCCTTAATCTGTGTCTTTGTTAGTGCCATCTTGGGTTTCCTTCTTCCTTATCTAGTGAGTGCATATATTTTGTCGGTTAGAACCAAAGGCTTATCCTCAGGTCCTTTCATAAAGGGAGCAATCCATATTCTTTTTCTATCGTCTTGCCCCTTTTCATTCTTAAATGGTTGCCATCTCCAATGACCACGAACAATCCATCTGTGCGACCATTGAACATTACTTTCACCTAAGTATTCTCTATCATTTTCGGTTCTTCTGTATTGAATAACATTCACCAAGTTTGGCAGTTTCATCTGCTTCATGGTTCGTGCTACTCGCTTATCACCTTGCTCCTCTGAAACATTCACAAGAGTTTGGTTCATTAATAACCAGTAAGCGTGTATTGCTCGGACAAAGTTGCCTGAAGCAACAGGAGTAAATCCTTCTCGGTCTTCATAACTTTTAATCGTTTCCTCATCTTGTTCGACAAGTTTCTGACCAACAGTTTGACCATCACCTGCCGCAACCATTCCAATAAATCCCCAACGACCAATACATTCAAGAAAGAGTTGAGACTTTTTATCTTTTTGAGCCTCATCTTTAATCTGATTAGCAATCGGGTCGGGAGTTCTGTATTGGTCATTCCACATAAATACAACAAGGTCGTCCTTATGAGTGAAGTGCCACAAAGCCATGTTTATGTGAAGTGTCGTTCCTCGTAAATCCATTAATGGGATTGGCTTCTCAAAATAAACAAATCCATCTTGAGTAGGTGCAAGCGTGAAGTCAAGAACATCACTTTCTTCTAACCGTTCGCTTGCATAAGTAATCAAGTCCGTCATTTCACCTTTTACAAAATACATACTTGAGTTATTCAATAAAGATTCAAGACTATCGACAAGACCTCTAGCGTGGTCTGTAACTTTCTCGAAGCGAGGGTCAGCGCAAAGGTGATTGGCATGAACCTGTCGAAAGTCAGTGTGTGATAATTTTGTTTTCAAATCGGAAGCAACAAGAAGTGTTTCAATGGCTCTCACTTTGCTACCTCCTTTTGTCCTTGAATAAGTTTTACTATTTCAAGCCAATAATTGAACGCTTCCTCAGATAACTTATGGGAAGCATATTCGCCACCAACTACTACAAAGATTTCCCTAAGTAATTTCTCGTCCTCACTCACTTTGCCAACTCCTTTTCTTTGAGTTGTTTGCCAACCAAAGTTAATTCATCTGCAATACGAGTTAAGGAACGAACCGTGTCTTGAGCACTTCGCTTCTCATCTTTAGTCATTGGGAGAACCATAATGTCGAAAGCAATCATGTTGCGTTGGTCTTCTACAAAAAGTGCAAGGCGAGAAGCCGTTTCAGAATTATGGAAATGAAGAACTTTGCCTTTTGCGTTTTGAGATACCTCAACGGCAGAAGTCGTTTGTTCGTTCAAATGCTCATCAATAATCTCAAAAGCATTTTTATTGCTTATGAAAACATAATTTCTCATTTACGAATCCTCTCTACTGGGTCGTGCGCCTCATCGTGAACACAAGTGTCGTGACCTAAGCGGTCTTTCCAAATCCAATTAAGTAAAACAAGTTCCCATCCACACTTAGAACAAATAACCATTGTCTTACTCATTGGTTCACCGCCTCATCAATAAAGAGAGTGCAAGAGCCATAACCGAGGAAGTTTGAATACTCCTTATCGGTTCCTACATAACAAACATCTTTTGTTGTTACTGTAAAGAGAGTTGTAAGGAGAAGAATAACTACCGCTAATACAACTCGCCTACGAACTACATATTTTCTTTCCATTTTCATTTCGAGCCTCCTTGGGTTAGGTAAGTTAATTTTAATGTCTTGGACATAACCAAGACAAGGACATTATTGGTTATGTCTATTCGAGTAAAGAGTCGCGTATTTTCTTTCGCAGACTGGTCCAATTCCTTTTGTAACAGATTCTTCATCTGTAAGGAAGCGACCACAGATACAACAGATTCCAGTTTTGCGTCCGTATTCCTGAGCCACTTCAAGTGAAATCATGTCCTCAACTTTGAGGTCATAAACTTTTCCAGCCACATACTCCCAACGAGGCTCACGACCATTTATAAGAATTAATTGGTAGGCGTAAACTCGTTCTGATTGACGAGCCTTGCGAACGCAATAAATCTTGTCGTCTTGACGATAGATACCAAGAGGTGCTGGAACTCTTGGAACGAATGTTGTTTGTGCAACAGGCGTAACGGGCGTTCCGTAATTCATCTCCGTCAACTTGATAAGAGTGTCGATAAGAGCAGAAGCCTGTCGCTTGCTCATAACTCCACCATTACTTCTGTAATCGGTAATCGCTTTACAAGCATCAAGAGCGCCTTGAGCCTCAGTTGAGGTAATGCCTTCAACTTTTTCAGCGACCTTCGCCATTAATTTATCCATGAACGCAATCTGCTTATCCGTTGCGCCTGTAACTGTATCGACAGCAATTTGAGTTGGAACTTGTGGAAGTGTGTTTGTATTCATTTCATTCTCCTTGGGTAGTTGGGTTTTAATCTTGGTGCCAGCAGTCGCAACCGCAACGCTTGGCACAGTATTCGTGTCTGTTCTCTAAACAGTTGTCGCATTTTGGAGTCACTATTGTCTTTCCTTCTAACACAATAAACTTCGGAGTTGGCAGATACATAATTAAGC